GGCGTGCGTTCCACGCCACTTTTGAGAATCAGGTTGCTCATACGACGATTGCCCGAACCTTCAAGCCTTCAAGACTCAACTTTTCCAGCAACATTGTCTGTTGGTATTCGTTCTCGCACTCAATGACCACCTCAAACTTTTCACCAAAGTCCACAGGGTCACCGCTTGGGTCAACGCCGTGTGTGCCTGCAAAGTCTTTCGGTGCGAGGTCGTCCAGCAAGTTCTGCAAGTCCTCTGGCTCAAACAACGTGCCTTCCAAACCTGCGCCTTCGGCAAGTTCGGTCAACAGTTCTGCCAATGCGTTGTCATCGTATGAGGCAAGGTCGTTCGCTCGGTTATCTGCCAACAGAATCCTCAATGCTTGTTCGTTGTCGCAATCAACGTATGTCACGGCAATCTTGTCCCAACCAAGTGCCTTTGCGGCTTGATAGGTGTGATTGCCTGCCAGTATGTGTCCTGTTTCTTTCTGCACCACAATGGGTCGGTATTGACCGTGTGCTTCCAAACTGGTCACGATTGCCCCCACGTCGCCTTGTCGGACGTTGCGTGGGTGCGGCGTGAGATTGGCAAGTGGTTGTGCGAGTCGGGCTATTTCTGCCCTGATGTTATGTGCCACGGCATCTCCTGTGTTCGCTATTCACTGCGAGAGTAGCACTCATTGCAACAGTTGCCGTACATGGCAAAAGCCGCCCCACCCGATTGAGTGAGACGGCTTTGCCTTTGCCCGTTGGCAGGTTAGTTGTATTCCTTGGTGAGATTCCAAATCATGTAGTACAGAACAGGAAACAGCATCACTGCTATTTCGGGTGCTGGCATCGGGTCTGTGCCTTCCTATCCTCCGATTGACACCAGAACGACGGCGGCAATCAGGAACGTGAACTGGATTTTGGCACGTTTCCATTTCCTTCCATCAACAACTCGCATACATACTCCTGTTCATTGGCAGTTGGTGCATCACATTATGCAAGGCGTTTGTGGTCACGTTCGGCAATACCAGTGTCCAACCGATTCGGGTCACGGGGTTCATGTCGTATGGCAATGACCTGTCCTCGTGCGGATACGGAAAGTCCTGTGCGTAACACAACACGAGTGTGTGCCTCAACATGTCTTGCGGCATGTGTTGCACCATCTCGTCCATAAACACAGCGAGTTGGTGTGCGTTGCCACGATTGTTGACCGCCACACAGAAGTGATGTTGTGATTCCAGTTGGTTGACGTGTTCGTAATCCCAGTTCACTTCGCTGTCTGATGCGCTGACTGCGTGCATGAAGTGGTCAAACCACGACACACGAAACGGTTGTGCCAGTGTCGCTCGGTACGGCGTGTCCAATACGACATGCAGTTGCTCAATCCGTGCCATGTTGTGTCTCCTTCTTTGTGGTGTGAATGTGGTCGGCAACCGACTTGCGTGACCGTCCGACTGCGGCGGCAATGTCTGCGAGTGCCATGCCTTGTTCACGCAACTCAAACACCTTCCGATGGTCGGCGGTTGTCCACCTCTTGCCACTCTTTTTTGCCTTGACACGAGTGCGCTGTTTTTTGGCTGGTGTCATGACTGGTGTTTCTGCCTTGACAACTGGAACTGTTGTTGTCGTTGTGTTGTTTGTGACGGTGAACCAGCCCTGTGCAGGGTGATTTGGTTCGTCGGCGGCAATGACGAGTGCCTTGCTGGACATGTCCAACACGGTGATTTCCTCATCAATGAATGGCACGATTCCGTCCAATGCGTCAAACGTGCCTGTGCCGTAGTCGGGTATTGCGACGATGAGGCGAACCTCAAACAGTCGGTGGTCGGTCATTGGTACTTTCCTCATTGCCTGTCTCCTTTGGTTGTGGTGTTGAGAGTGAATGGCGGCGCAACAAACAATGTGTTGGCAACTCGCCATGCGTTGTGTGAGTTGTTCCATGTTGCGTCAGGGAACAGTGCCAACAGTTGTGTTGTTGTCATTCCTATTTCCTGCATCACAACAATGTTTCGTTGTGTCGGGTGTATCTGCATTGTTTCTGTCTCCTTGTCGTGGGGTGATGCAGGGCGGTGACGTTGTGCCACCGCCCTGCGTCGGTCAGCGGCGTGCGTACTTGCTTGCCTTTGAGTAGTCATGGTCAAACAACGAGGACGTTGCGTAGTCACGCCAAGTCGGCTTGGGCGGCATCGGCACTGTCAACATGTCGGTCAGGATTCCGTGTTGCACCTTGACGTAGGTGCCTTCCTCCATCTCGTGCATGTACTCCAACTGCATGTCGCACCGCTTGGCAGTCTCCACAAGGATTGCCGTTGTTGATGCAAACACGATTGAACCCATTGCCGTTTGCCCGAACACCAGCGGCGAACTGGTGAGACGTGCGGCATGCAACGTCTCGGACGTGTCGTATGAGTCCAACCACAGGAGTGCGGCGTTGCCACGAATCTGTGCCAGTCGGTCAGTCAGTGACATTTCCGATGGGGCGTGTGCAATGAACGCAAATGCCGCTTCCGAGTCCACTTGTGCGCACCGCTTGTAGTCCACGCAACGTGCCAACAATGCGTCATCGTTTGCAACGTGTCCGTTGTGAACGCCGATGATGCCTCCAACGTCAATCGGGTGGTTGTTGTCGTTGTTGGTCGGACTGCCCTGCGTTGCCCAACGAGTGTGAACAATGCCCGTGTTGCCCACGTCATTGCCGAGTGAACGTGCCAACACTTCTCCTGCAACGTTGGACTTGTTGACCCAAGTGTTGCCGTTGTCGTGCCACGCCACGCCTGATGCGTCAGTGCCTCGTGCCTGCAAGAGTCGGGCGAGGACTCGTGCCACTTTGGCTGGACTGACCTCGTTGTTGATGATTTGGAATGCGCCGATGCCACACATGATGTTGTGTCCTTTCTTGTTGTGTTGGTTGGGTCAGACGTTGGTGGAACGTGAGTTGGACGGAACGTTGCCTGCACGGTTGCGCAGGAAGTCGGCGGCATCTGCGGCGAGTACGCCCATGCCTTCCAACTTGGCGACGAGTGACACGCAGGCGGCACGACGGCTCTCCACTGGCAGTGCGTAGCCACTGTCCGTGTAACGCTGGTGGTGGTCAGTGAAGTGACCCAACTCCGATTCCACAATGTTGTCGTACAGGGGGCGAGTCATGCCTTCCGCATCGTTGATGACGGCGGCGATGAAGGCGAGGTGCAGGGCAATCCATGCCGTTGCGTTCTTGCCGTTCAGTGACCCGTGGTGGAGACGGAACTCAAACGTGCCGTACTTGTAGAAGGAGTTGATGTTGAGGGCGTGGTAGCGGTCAGTCTGTCGGCTGATGGTGCGCACGTCAGATGATGTTGCCCACATTGTTGCGAGACGGTCGGCATTGTCAATGGTGCGGCGCTTTGCCCAACGCTGATTGTCCACACGGCGTTCCGTCAACAGTGCGTCCCATGCTGGCTGGAATCGCTGATGCGCCTTGATGAGATTTGCCTGCTGTTCCTGCGTCAGTGAATCCACGCCAATGTGAATGTGCATGCCACAGGACACGTTGACTCGTGCGCCTGCATCACGGAGAACTTTCATCACGGAACGAATCTCATTGAGTCCGTCATTGCCACGCAGGGGCGGCGAGACAACTTCGCAAGAACCCGAACGTGAGGACAACGAACCATCGGTGACAACTTTCCATGTGCGCATCACGTCGTGGGTGTAGCCGTTGTTTGCGCATGTGTAGCCGTTGTCATTCAATGCACGGGCGGCACGGTACGTGTCCAACCCGATGCACTCAATCTCAATGCCGAATGTCAGTGACGAAAGTGTGGTGAATCCCTGCAACTCATCAACAGTGATTGTGCGAGTTGTGCGACCCGTGCGGAACGAAACGGCACGTCCTGCGGGAATCTCCGACTCACGTCCAAGTTGCATCAGTCCGTTGATGACGGCACGACGAGCGGCACCTGCGTGTGCGTAGTTCATCAGTTGGGCAATGGACTCGTATGTGTGTCCTGCATCTCGCAGTGACACGGCTTCCGTGTATCGGGTGTTGGGTGTGTTGGGCATTGTCTGTCTCCTTGTTCTGTGACTCGGCTTGTCCTCGTCAACAACAGACATTGTATCAACAAATGGCATCAGGGACAGGCATTTCCTGCCTCTTGCCAGCATTGACTTTCCCGACACGCCCCCCACGGGTGCGTGATTCCACGCATTTTGCGTGTCACTCGTCGTGAGTCATCACCAACACGCCTGCATCGTGCAGACGTGCCAAAAACTGTGCGTCCGTTTCTTCATTGTTCGGTCGCCGTTGCGCCACTTCTGCAACGTGCCTGCGTTGACACCGAGAAACGCCGCCGCCTCACGGCACGGCATGTCCTCAGTGATGCGGAGAAGTGGAATCGGGCTGAGTCTGTGCGGTCTTTCCCGTGAAGTACCAAGCGACTCTGATGCGCTTGCCACCTTCCACGGGTTCTGCACTGACGGCGGTGATTCGGGTTGGTCGTCCACGTTCATCAACGGACTCCATTTCATGTTGCCATGCCCAAATCATTCGCCGTTTCATGTCAGGGAATCGGCTCGTGATTCGGGTCGTTGTTCGGATAGGCAATCGCAAACAACAGCGACCCACGTTCCACGTTCAGTGCCGTTTCAATGGCAACAATGTCGTCAATCCCTGGGGTGACTTTGCCACATTCCCATGCACTGATGAGTGGCTGTGATGCACCCATCAGGACAGCGAGTTTGTTTTGGCTCACGTTGTCCATTGCTCGTGCCTGTTTGATGACTTCTGCCGCCGTCATTCGTAGGTCTTTGCGGTTCTTTCTTGCGCTCATCGCTGCTCGCCTTGGTTTCCTGTTTGGATTCCGCCACCTACATTAGCAGGTTGCGTTGTATCGGTTGTGTTTGTCAATCGTGACTGCCTTTGCCACTCGTGGCACGCCAGTTGTTGATACCGCCGCCCTGTTCGTACAGGTATTTGGCAACTCTCACATTGCAATCGGGTATCAGCAACACTGTTAGGTCGCCTCGTTTCGTCTTGCATACCTGCGCCGTCACGGTGACCCATGTGGAGTTGATTTGAAGCAACCCGTTGTCGTATGACTTCACCGCCTTACAGCGACGGTAGGTGACGGCTGGTGACAACTTGCAATCACGGTGTGACATGCCCGTGTGATAGTTCCAGCCAATCGCCTTCGGCACGCACCGACTTTCTCTATACATGATGCTCGAAAACGTCTCCACAGGCAGTTCATACTTCCTGAGCAGTGGTTCATACTTTGGACAACGACCAACGGGTGATGCCTGTGCCTTGGTGTTTGATGCAGTGAACAGAAACGCCAACGCATACAAGACCAATGCAACAATCAGGATTCTTTTTGTGTGTTTTGCGAACATTTGCCCTCCTTCGGGTCAACCTTGTTCAAGGAACAAAGACTCAGGAAAATGTCAATGGTTTCTTGCCTGACTTTTCCCCACGCATCAATCGCCTGATACTCAACCTCCGCAAGTGTTGCGCCTGTATGAAATAGCGCCGCCCCGAAAGATGCGTTTTGTTGTTGCACCAAATCATACTTCGGCGGTTCTTGTTTCTCGTTCAGATTGGTTCTAGTTCTTGCTCGGGTTTTGGGGGTACCCGTCTCATCACCTGTGAGCAGGGGTATCCCTAGTTTTTTGGCTACCCCTTGATAACTCTGTGGATAACTCATCACCGTGTAGAGATTGCTTGACCAATCACCAGCCGCATTTTTTCGTGGACGAACCTTCAATGCGCCGTGGTCAACAAGTTCCTTTATGCACCTGTCAAATGTCTGCACGCTCACTCGTGCCTTCATCGCCGCCGTTTTGCGTGATGGGTAACACTCGCCAGTGGCATTGTCGGCATACCGCCGCAACACGCAATACACACGCACTGCGTTGGCAGAAATAGGGAGATACAACACCCATTCAGGCAACACTGCAAAGTAGAGTTGAGCATTGACGGACGTTTCCCCAACATGTTCGTTTTCCATGACACCTCCAATGTGTCTCGGTGTGTGACTCGCCTATGGCTGTCTCCGTGGGCGAGTCACACTACTGTCCAAAAAGTTCCGCAAAGGCGGACAACCGCATCACCACCAAACCATCGCTGGTTCCATCAGGCATGGCAATCAACGCAAATGGGCGTGTATCACCAATCGGGCGGTGTTGTTCGCTTTGTTCTTCTGCAAGGTAAAACTTGGTTGCAACTGGTTTTACCTGTGCGCCTGCCTTGACCTCAACACGCAAGTCACCGCCCCAAAGTTCCTCGTGCCGTGTGTTCGCACCTGCAATGCCCAACGTCTTGCGTGCCTTGCGTGCTTTCGCATCGCCTTTGGCACGGTTGCGTTGACCCATGCAACGTTTGCACTTGCACCCACGAATGTGACCCTCTGGGCGTTTGCGTGGTGTTCCAAACAGACCGCACCCACAGGCACAATCAGTCTTGTTTTTGAGCATTGATGTTGTCATGCTCGTCCAGCATACTCACAACACTTGTGACCGCCTGTTGCATTGACGCAGACCAGCCATTTTCAACGGCTTCACGGCATGTGTTCAACAGTTCTTCCAGCAGGTCATTGCGTTGTGTGCGCTTCGTGCGCACTGGCTCGTCGTACCGTTCGTCCTCGGAGAACCAATCACGGTACATGGCATGCACATACGGGTGGCAACGGTCACGCTGTTCACGCAACATGAACACTGCCCCCATTTTGTGCAGGTTTGACAACGCACCCGACACCGAACCGTGATGCAGTCCGAGCAAGTCGCCAAGTTCCTTCCATGTCATGCCGTGTTTGCCTGCCGTTGCAAGGCGTACACGGATTGCTTTCTGTCGTGCCGACAACGTGCCGTCCTCAATCTCACGGATTGCTCGTTCACGGCTCGCAGGGCGAGCAACGAAACCGCCAGTGCCGTTGTATGCCGCCCACAAGTCGGGTTGTTGTTCATGGTTCATGTCTGTCTCCTTTTTCCAGTGCCACCAATCTGTTGCACAAGTCCTCAAAAAACTTGTGTGTTGGCACCAATGAATCTTTGTACGGGATTTTGTCCAATGTGTGGTGTTTTTGCCTTAGTTCTGCCAACGCCTGCAACATTTCTTCCACCGTGTTCGGATACAAGAGCCGCACTGGCATTGGTTCAGATGAGGCAAATGCCGCCCACACGTCCAAATCGTCATCATCATTCGTCATCGGCGCACCCTTTGCAGTCCATGTCGCCGCACTCGGCACATTTCTCATCGCAACGGCACTCCGATGCCAACTCGCCACACTCGCCTTCGCACGGGTAATCGCCGTTGCAGTAATCGCAAGGACCATTTTCCCAGTTCCAGCCGACACGGCAGGTGCATCGTCTTGGTCTAGGCATGTCGTGCCTCAATCGGTGGCGACCATGTTTCCCATGTTTCGTTGCGTCGTGCAACGGCACACGCCAATGTGCCGTCATCGTCCAACCACAGTTGGATTAGCAGTTGATGCCCCCACGCATCGTCCACAATCATCGGGTTGTACCCGTGTTTGAGTTGTTTTGCCGCCGTCATTTCCACACTCTTTCTTCCACACATGTTGCGCACAGATAACCGATGGACTGTGAATAGGTCAACTCACTTTGTGCGTCCACTGGTCTGCCACAGTGTTCGCATTCCTCATGTTCGGTCATTTCTTTTCTCCCATCTCTCTCAACACAACGCCCATGTCATTGATGAGTTCAATGCGTCCTGTCGCCCAAGGTTCTTGGTTCGGATACGCCAACGACAAGATGCGAAATGCGGCATCACCAATCGCCTCGGTGTCACTGACGGAATGAAATGTGTGTATGCGTCGGGTCTTGCCCAACGTTGCACGCAGTTGGAATGTTCTCATCACTCGTTCTCTTTCTGGACATACGCTTTGCCTGCGTCATCAAACAACAATGCGCCTGCGCCACGCTTCAACATGAGCAGGTCGTTGATGACCGCCTTGGCATCAGCCATTGACAAGTGTTCTGGTTGACCGCCACACAAGTCATGCAACAGTTCTTCATCGCCGTCCACCTGCGAGATGAGGTCACGCATCAACTTCAACTGTGGTTCGCTGACAACACCAGTTGGCTTGGAGTCAGCGTTCTGTGCTGGTTTCTTTGCCATGCTTCCAAGTTCTGCACGCTTCGGCTTTGTCTCATCGGCAGGCTTTGGCGTGGACTTCTGTGCAGGCTTGGCAGGTGCAGGCGAACGCTCGTAGGTCTGTGCATCAGGGTCAATGTCATCAGTTGGCAGGCACAACGTCTGCAACAGTGCGATACGGAACGCAACGCTCATTGCCTTTGCGGTTGCTTTGTCGCCACTGTCCATTGATTCTGCGGCGACTGTTGCCGCCACTGATGAACCGTCTGGTGCGTGGAATGTGTATGTGACGTTGACACGGACAGATGCCATGCGTGACCTGTTCTGCCCAACTTCCACCGTTTCATACGCAATGTTGTTGAGTGTTGGCACGACGACAATGCCGTGCTTTCGGAACACTGGTGACGTGGCGTTGACCACGGCATCAATGCCTCGGAAGTTGAAGTTTTGGGCGGTGTTGCGTCCGTCTTTGCCGACTGCGCCAACATCTTCCATTGCTTTGCTAAGTCGGGTGATTATCTCACTCATTCTGTTTCTGTCTCCTTGTTGTTGATTGGGATTACTTGCCAACGGCTCACCATGTCCACATAGTGCTGTGGAACGTCATAGTCATCGCCGTCATACTCGCCTGCACTGTCAAGACAGCCGACAAGAACACAGTTGCCAACAAGCGTCATGTTGAACAACATTGATGCACGAGCGTTCAACGGAAGTCCGATAAGCAAACCTTCGTCGTGGACGTAGCCGACAACATCACGCAGGCGCACCACGTCAAAGTGACCGCCAACATGTTCATTCAACACAATGTTTGCTGATTGTTCGGGCAGGTTCAGTGCGTAACAGTCGCCAACAGGCGGCACGACCAGTGCTGTTGCCATTACTTCACCGTCCTCAGCACTCGGTACGCCGACTGCGTAGTGAACTTTGCCTGCAACTCAGGGTGCGCCTCGGCAAATGCCTTCGTGTCAAACCGTTTTGTGGTCTGTGTCTTGTAGGAGATGACTCGCTGACCATCAATCGTGCCGAACTCAGAGTCACGCAACATGTTGGCGAGTGCGTCCTTCACAGCCTTCTCTTTGTTCTCCAAGTCCTCGATTGCGTCCTTGATTGCACCCCATTCGGTGATGAGTGACAATGCTGATGAGTCCAGTTCCGTTTCGCCTTCGGCTTTCGGGAACAACGCCGACACCTGCGGTGCGGTCAACTCCACGTCATCGGGCAACCGATTGCCGTCAATCGCCTCACAGAACGCTTCCACGTTGCGTGTCATCGCCTCAATCATCTTGTCGTGACGTGCAACGGTGGACATGCCCAAACGCATTGCACGGTCAAGCACCACGAAATGCACCAACTCGGTTTCCGTGCAGTGCATTTGTGCTTGCGCCTGCCAAAACCACGAGTCGGGCAACTGTTGTCCGTGTGACCAATAGTTGTTGGTCTTTGCTTCCACAATCAGGTCAATGCTGTTCACGCCTCGTGCATCAAGTGTGCTGATGAGGCGGTCATTCAGGAACATCACGTCAGGCGTGTGCAGTTCTTCGCCAAGTTCCTCGGACGCAAACTGAATCAGTGCTGGTTCAAGCACGTTTCCACGGCGCATCGCCTCGTTCGGCTCAATGACTTCGGGCGGAAGCAGTTTGCGCACTGCAAGGTCGCCAATGTTTTCGTATGGGTTCGCACCCATGATTGTTGACACTTCGCTTGCGCCGACGATGCAACGTCCGTCAGTGTCACGGTGGCGCACCAGCAACCATTCAAGGCTTCCGTGCGTTGGTTTTGGGATAAGTGTTGTACTCATGTTGTTGATAGTACAACGAGGGTGTAACAACGTTTCGGATTACCTCAAAGTAGGCAAAGTTGGTGAGTGGCACGGCAGCGTGGCAGCGAACACAACTGCCGTGCCACTACTTCTGCAAGTCACCTCTGGCGTGGTCGCCAATGTGACCGTCAATCTTGGACTCAATGCGTGCCATGCCTTGCACGACAAGCATGTGGTCGTCCTTGTTTTCTTTTCTGCCACGTTGAATCAAAGCGGCGAGAACAACTCCGACAAGCCCAATGAAGGCAACGGCAATCGCTTCCATCATGCAGGAGTTTGCTTGTACGGCGGCACAGCATCGCCTTCGCAATACTGCCAGTGCCACGCCTCAAACTCAGGCGACTTGTCGTTGTCTGTTTGCAGATAGAACCCGAAACGAGGCGCATTTGCCAGCATCCACGGGTATGCCTTTTTGGTTCCGCCGAGCGAGACAATCTCACCGTTCTTGCCTTCTGCGGCAAGGTCAATGGCAAGTCCCCACCCGTGGTTACTTCCACGCACGCCAGTCGGGTCGGGGGCGGCAGATGGTGCTTTGCCCTTCTTCAAGTACCACGTTTTGCCTTCATAGGTGCGTGTCACCTGCGGCTTGCGTCCCTCATCTTTGAGCGAATAGCGGTCATTGAACATGTCCACCTGACTCTCAAACGAACGATAGTCACCGATGTTGCGCAACGTAACGCCAGCCGCTTTCGCTTCGTCATACATGGCATTGAAATGGACGGCAACTTCTTTCAGCATCTTTCCGCCGCACTTCACGGGGGCAAGCATTCCCTTGTCCAAACGACCGTTGATTTTCCCCTTCAACACGGAAGGCAGAACGAGTTTCTTGTATGGCACTTTCATGCTTGTTCCTCACTGTTGTTCTTCGGGGTGGCAGGTGCGCCACCAAAGATTGCGGCAAGTTCTGCCTTGTCCACTATGCCATCGTTGGCATACGCTCGAGCGAGTTTCTCACCGACTTGTGCGGCGGCGGCAATACCTGCCAACACGGCGGCTTTCCACACGGGAATGTCCCCAAGTACGGACGCACCACCGATGATGCCCATTGCGCTGTAACCGAACACGGCAAAAACACGCAAAAGAATCTGCTTCATTCCTCATCTCCTTTGAGAGCGACAGCGACCAGATTGATAACCAACCCAACAACGCTGATGATTATTCCGAGGCGACGAGTTGAACCAGTCAACGTGATGAGGACAAGCCCTGTGCCTGCCAACGTCCACGCCAGACCTGTCATCTCGTCAAGCCACTTTTTCACACGGCACATTCTTGTCGTCAGTGTGTGAGTTGCGTTGCATCATCGTGACTTTCGTGTTGGTGTAGGCACGGCAGACAATGCGGCACTCACTGCAATCACAACACGACGTGTTGACACAGGCACATTGGAACCGAGCGGCACATACGAATCAACTGCGCCACTGAACACATTGATTTGTTCCTCAAATGCTTCACGCACGTCATCACTTGCTTGTTGCACAGTTGCCACCAAAACTGCCAACTCGGTTTCGTTCAGTGCGTCAACGTCCAAGGCGGCGAATACTGCCTCTGCCTCGGTCTTGTCAAGCACCGCCACAGCGTTTTCATCAAGGACGATTG